GACTTAGACGACACGAAAGCTGTTGACTATTCTGATCTGACAAGTCGGCTGGAAAGTGAAGAGACAACTAGTAAAGAGGCTGCAGAGCCTGAAGCTCAGAATGCTGAGAGTGCGCTTACTGATAATAGTACAGAAGTTCCTTCTAAATTTCAAGGAAAATCTGTAGATGAAATTTTGAGTTCTTATCAAAATTTAGAGCAACAGTATGGCAAACAAGGTAATGAGTTAGGTGAGCTTAGAAAACTAGCCGATACACTTATACAGAATAATCTACAAGAGGCTCAAACACAACAAGTACAGAATAACGAGGAAGCTTTGTCGGAGGAAGATTTCCACGAAAATCCTTTAAAAGCTGTACGTCGGGTAGTTGAGGAGGCATTACAGCCGATTAAGGGTGCTATAAATCAAACACAAGCGGAAAGTACGCTACAGCGTTTGCAAGCAAAGCACCCAGATGTTGACAAAATTGTGAATGATGCACAATTTCAACAGTGGGTAATGACTAGTTCTCCCCGACAAGACATGTGGCTAAAAGCAAGTAATGGAGATTTTGAGTACGCAGATGAACTGTTTTCACAGTACAAAGAGCTAACTCAAACTGCCCATGAAAAGCAAACAAAAGAAGTCCAAAAAGAACGTGAGCGAGAACTTCAAGCCGCCACGACTGTATCATCGGGATCTTCAGCGGATGCTAGTTCTTCGGGTTTACCGATTTACAAAAGAACAGAGCTTATTCGTTTACAGATACAAGATCCTCAAAGATACGCGGACCTAGCCCCAGAAATTTATAAGGCATACAAGCAAGATAGAGTTAGATAACTCTATACGTTTTAACTTTTAAAGGAGATATAAGATGGCTAATTTTTCAGCCGCAGCGGCGATGAATACCACCACACAGGATAAATTTATTCCTGAATTGTGGTCTAACGAAGTCGTAGCTGCATACAAAAGTAACTTGGTTTTAGCTAACCTGGTTACCAAGATGAATCACAATGGTAAAAAAGGAGATACGATTCACGTACCAACTCCTACTCGTGGTTCTGCTAGTGCTAAAACTACGCGGCAACAGGTTACCTTGATTGCAGCAACGGACTCAGAAATTTCAATTTCGATTGATAAGCATTATGAGTATTCCCGTTTGATTGAGGACTTGTTGGATAAGCAGGCTTTACAAAGTATGCGTCAGTTTTACACTGATGATGCCGGTTTTGCGTTGTCCTCACAAGTTGACAGTGACCTTTGGCTAAGGTGCTACGGACTACAGGGTGGTACTGTTAACACAGTAAGCTCAGGTACGACTGTAGACTTTGGTACTGCGGGTACTGTTATCGGGTCTGATGGGTCAACGGCTTTTAATGCTGGATCAGATAATGCTGCCGCTTTAGCGGACGTAGGTATTCGGAAAGCTATTCAAACGCTTGATGATGTTGATGTTCCTTTGATGGATCGCTATTTAGTGATACCGCCAGTTGAGAAGAAGAACTTAACGGGCCTTTCACGATTTACAGAACAGGCGTTCACAGGTGAAGCTGGTAGTTCTAATACGATCCGTAACGGTTTGATGGGAGATATTTACGGTATTCCGATATATGTATCTACCAATAGCCCAACAGATACGGAAGGTTCTCAGGACGCTCGGTTGTGTCTCTTGGCCCACAAATCTGCGATGGTTCACGTAGAGCAAATGGGTGTGCGTACACAAACACAGTACAAGCAAGAGTTCTTAGGAGACTTGTTTACTGCTGATACCATTTATGGTACTGGCGAGCTTCGTAATGATGCTGGTGTTAAAATCGCTGTTGTTGCTTAACTGACATAATTTAATTTAAGGAGATATATAATGGCTTTATCAAGCACTTATTATGGGCAGTCGGTAACTAAATTTGCGATTGCTTCGGAAACAAAAGATTGGGGTAGTGTCTCAGATGGGGACGAAGCCGCCGAGGAAGTGACCGTAACTGGCGCACAACTAGGAGACTTTGCTTTGGCTTCCATGAGTATAGATACCACAGATATAACTTTGACTGCTACGGTAACAGCGGCTGACACAGTTACTGTAATCTTAGCTAACAATACTGGTGGCGCAATAGACTTAGGGTCTGGTACTCTCTATGTAATGGTTATGCCAAGAGAAGTTATTTAATTTAAACAGATAAGGAGGAAATCTAATGTCTAGATTATCAGGATTTCCTGTTGTCTCTGCAACTTGGGATGCGGGTGCTATTGCCGATGGCAATGAAGAGGCGACAGACGTAACTGTCCCAGGCGCAAGCCTTGGTGACTTTGTTATGTCTTCGTTCTCTTTGGATGTAGCTGATTTAATGCTAACATCGGCGGTTACCGCTGCCAATACAGTGACAGCAGTTTTAGCTAATAACACAGGAGGCTCTATAAACTTAGACTCTGGTACTTTAAGAGTTCGAGTCGTGCCTTTTGCAGATGCTTAACTGAGTAAAGGGGGAGGTAGATGCTCCCCCTTATTTTAAATAGGAGTGGTTAATGTCGCAGACAGTAACAACAGTACTACAGCTAATCAATAAAATCTTGGTTCGCTTACGCGAGTCAGAAGTAGGTACTGTGGATGAAACAGACTACTCCCTTACTTTACTTCGTTTGCTTAATGATGCTAAAAGAGAAGTAGAAGATTCTTTTGATTGGGTAGCATTACAGAATACTATTACTGTAACAACAGCCGCAAGTACACATACTTATGATGTAGAAAATGCGGGGGCAGGTGCTTTTACTAATCAAAGATCAAGACTTATAGATGTGTATAATACATCTACGGATGTCCGGTTAACACCGCGCCCTTTTGAATGGATTAGAATACAAACACAAGCTAATAATGAAGATGAACAAGAACCTTTTGCCTATGCTCATGCTGGTTATAATAATACCCAATCTATGAAGATTAGATTTTTCTTAGTGCCGGATGCAGTCTACAATATGGATGTTGAAGTAATTATACCAGAAGAGGATATGACCACGGAAACAGACTTTACTAAAGTTCCTTGGTATCCTGTTTATTTAAAAGCCTTAGCTTTAGCTATCAGAGAACGAGGAGAAGATGAAGGAGAAGCTTCTTCTGAAATGCAAATGGCATACCAACAAGCGTTAGGAGATGCTGTAGCGTTTGAGCAGAGGCACAAGTGGCAAGCTCAAGGTGGTGGAGATTGGATTGTATTAGGGGACTATTAATTGGCGAGTAAACTACACTCTGTTGTACTTAGAGCACCCGGAATTTACGGATTAAATTTCGAGGGAGAGGCTGTACAAAAGACGCCAGAGTATGCAAAGCTTGCAGACAATGTAGCTTATGATGCTTCGGGTAGGTTATGCAATAGAAAAGGGTTTTCTCCTACAAGTGCTAAAGAAGCAACTACGCTCGGGTCGAACCCAATCACAACGGCTGCATCAACTAACGCGGCAGACACTAATGGTATTTCTGTAGCTCAAAAACCTAATTTACAGTTCAGTATAACTGGGGCTTTAGCTAGTGGGGGTACTGTTACTTTTGCTTCTCCAAGATTTGTAAGTACCACGACTGCCGGAACTTCAGATAGTGGTAAAATTGTTACCATTACGGGGACAGACGTACTTACTAACGCTCTTGAAGAAACAATAACATTAACAGGTTCTGCGGAAACTGTAGCTGGCACTGCGCTGTTTAAAACAGTTACAGCAGTCACTATATCTGCAATGCCTGCTGGTAATGTTGAAATTGGTGTACAAGCTTCAACGGTGTTGACTGTAGCGCATACAGATTGTGGTAGAGCGGTAGGAGATGTAGTTACGTTCAGTGGCTCTGCGGCAGTTGACGGAATAGACGCAGGAGTTATTAATGCTTCCCACACTTTAGCGTCTGTAGCAGCTAATGATGATACTTATACTATAGTAGCCTTAGATACAGTTTCTTCTGGTAGTACTGCTGGAGGAGGAGGTTCTGTAGTAGAGAAGTTTATAGGTTTATTAGATTATCCAGATATTGAACAACTCTTTATGTACAACCACTCTGGAGGTAATAGTTTAATAGCTACCGCAGGTGCTCGGACAGCTTCGGGAGGATCGGCTACTAAAAAGATTTTTAAATTAGATTCGCCTTTTACTGACTTTGAAGATATAACAGGTATCACTGTTAATGGAGGAAATGATTGGCAATTTGTGAACTTTAACGACAAAGTTATTGGTGCAAGGACAGCTAACATTATGGTTGTCGCTACGACAGGTAACTTTGCGGCTATCGGTGCAGCGAGTGGTTCAGTCCCAGACGGTAATATATTACATAGCGCCTTTGGTAGACTTTGGGCACAAAAAGGTGATACAGGCACTGCTCAAAATATAATATCTTATTGTGCGTTACTTGACGAGACACATTGGTCAACGGGTGCCGGGGAAATAAATGTACTTGGAACTGCAGGAGCAGTTGCCCACGGCTATGATAATTTAACAGCTATTTCTTCTTTTGACAGGTTTCTTGTAGCTTTTCTTCGAGATAGTATAGTAATTTACAATAGCCCGGACGCTCCCGGCAGCTTAGGTATAGAGCAAATTATCCAGGGTGTAGGCTGTATAGCTAGAGACAGCATACAAAGGATTGGTAATGACTTATATTTTCTCTCTGCTACAGGGATAAGGTCTTTAAAACAAGTCATCTTCTCTACGGATAAAGTAGAGCTTGCAGAAGTATCAAAGCTAGTGCGTCGAGAGTTGGTATCAGATATGACTTCTGGTAGTGCCTCTGCTATTAGATCAAACTATGACTTAGAAGAGGGTCAGTACTGGCTCAAAGCCCCTTCGGGGAATATCTGGGTTGTAGACATGCACACTTTAGATGAGAAGACACCTGTAAGAATTACAAAATTTGTTAATACTGATTGGTATAGCTTTGCTTATGATGAACAAGAAACTTATATTGGTGCTAAGGGGGGTATAGGTACATATAGTGGCTTTCAAGACACACTTCCTAATTCTGCAGTAGCAACTAGTTACCTTTGTGATTGGGAAAGTATATACGCAGACTTTGATAGTTCAAGAACGAAGATGTTAAAGAAAGTCGGTGTCGCAGTAGAAGGGGCAAGTGGTCAGCAGTTTACTATAAAGTGGGCTACTGACTTTTCTGGAAAGACGGGATCTAAGCAGTTAACTATTCCCGGCGCTGGTACGCTAGCCGAGTGGGGGACTGCTGAATGGAATGTTGCAGAGTGGGGAGGTGGTCTTTCTTTGTCAAGATTGAAAACCTCTGCCTCAAAAGAAGGAAGAGTCTGGAGTGTTGGGTTTAAAATTGAATCAACTGGTAGCGAGATTTGTGTAGAACAGTTGTCACTTTTTATGAAATTAGGACGAGAGGATAGGTAAGTATGAGTAATTATTCACAAACCACAGACTTTTCTGCAAAAGATAGTCTCGCCTCTGGTAACGCATCAAAGGTTATTAAAGGTAGTGACGTTGACACAGAGTTTAGTGCCATAGCTACTGCGATTTCAAGTAAACGAGACTCAACATCTTCTGATATACCTTCAGGTACTATGATGTTGTTTGTAAGGACAGCAGCGCCTAATGGGTGGACACTTTCTACTACTTGGAATAATGTAGTACCTATTATTAAGTCTAGTGTTACAGATGATGGGTCACCAGATACAGCGGGTAATTGGACAGTATCTGATACAGAATTGAAAATGAATTTTCCGTCTACTGCATTTTCTGGGTCTATGCCTTCCCACACCCACGCAGTCGGTAATCTTGCTGCGGGAGCTAGGGTTAATGCTGTAGATAACGCCAATATACTTGATAATGGCACCTGGTTACATGCGGCGCATAATCACGCTATTACCGGAGCTACGGCTGCATCAAATGCTGCCAACGTATCAACAACAGTTACTATTGATAATATTGCACCGGCAAGTGGTACGATGACTAGCGGTAATTGGAGACCTGCACACGTAGAAGTAATAGCTTGCTCAAAAGATTAGGCAAATATGGAGTCTGAGGTTGTTACACATGCAAGGTATAAAAACGCTTTTAATTGTAAAAGGTGTCCACAAAGTAGCAAAGAGGA